TGTTGAAGTTGCCGCAGACTTGAATAAAAAGGGAGCCAGTGTCAGAACCCTTGCAAAGATACTAAAAATGCCGCACAACACGCTATCGTATCAGATCAATAAAATTAACAAAGAGGATGATGTAACAGATGGATGATTTCAGACCGCACCTTTTAATTCCCGAGACAGAGGTAGACTATATCGAGCCTCCTCCTCCACGGGGACCTAAAAAAGAAGATGTAGACCACGTAGCACATGGCAGTGTACTTTCAAGTGGTCTGCAAGAAATTGTGACCGCTTATACGAAGGTGCAAAGCGCAGGTTCACTGCGCGATGAAGACATTCGTGTGTTTGAGGTTATTCTTCCTGAAGGCGAAAAATTCTCCAATAAAACTCTTCGTGATTTTATTGAAGCAGAAGGCATGACCATTAAAAACGTACACAATGAGCGAAGAGCTACTGTCGTGACCTCGGCTTCTCGTTTTGGTACGCTGCGTGACCGTATTGACCGATACAGAAAAGGCGAACGTGTAAATAAGAATTTTCGGGACATAGAAGGTTTCCGTTTCCCCGATCCAACTGATAAGCAGTCTCCATCCATAAAAGAACGATTCCTGCAGGAAGTTGGCTCAGAAGTTTTGGATGTTGAAATTCGTGAGGAGAATCTGCTGGACGAATTAGGCATTAACGGACAGATTCGCATAGAGCAGAAACTGATGGAAGGAATCAGGGCGCAAGGCGGAGAAATCCGTTCTGAGCCATATTTGCTTTCAGATGATACCCGCATTCTTCGTGCCGGTGTTACGCTTGACAGTTTGCAAAGCATATCGGAAGATCCGCTTGTAAGCCATATTGCGCCTACAGCCTTTTACGCTACTGCACCGGCATATTGTATTCCGTCACAAGGACCCTTGACGTTAAATTCGGATGTTGATATAGAGGAACTTCCGATTGTTGCCGTTTTGGATGATGGTATAGATTTTCCCGATACGCTAAGTCCGGTGATTGTAGAGCATTGGACTCCACTCAGTGCAACTCCCGGCGGAAAGACACACGGCACGAATGTGGCAAGCAAAGTGGCATTTGCTGATACAGGGGCACAAATCAACCTTGGCATAATGACTCCGAGAGCAAGAATTGTAGACTGCAATATCTGCGGTCCGGACCCGGAAAGCACTCGAGCTGGATTTATTTCCAACCCCACGATGATTAAACGAATAAAAGAAGCGGTTCTGCGCTATAAAGATATAACAAAAATATTTAATTTTTCGTATGCCGATGACAAACCGATTGAAGGAGATAAAATCAGCAACCTCGGTTATGAGCTAGACGTGCTTGCCTTAAACTATGGTGTGCAGTTTATTATTTCTGCGGGAAACCATGATCTGTATCGAACACAGACATCTCTTGAGGATATCTTGAGTGACGATGATGCACGAATAGCGTCTCCGTCTGATTCTATGCTTAATATCACCGTAGGTGCAGTTGTCGGGCAAGACCATATTGGCAGCTTATCAAAAAGATACGATGTTGCTCCTTATTCCAGAATCGGTCCCGGTTTTCATGGAATGAGGAAGCCTGATATCGTGGCTTATGGCGGAACTATGCTGAAAACAGGAAAATCACCGGCAGATGACTACTCACTTATGCTTGCAGCCGGAAATCGGCTTGCCTGTGAAGCTGGAACAAGTTTTACTGCTCCTGTCATTGCAGGTGATTTAGCTCAGATATCTATGGCTATTCCTAACAGAGATATTTTTCTTGCTAAAACTCTGCTATATCACGGTACAGATTTACCTATTGACGCTGGAAAAAATAAGGTTAGACGTGACGAAGCGGCTTTTTATGGTGATTTATATGGCAGGGGGCTACCTCGTATCGAAGAAAGTATGTACTCAACGGCAAACAAGGTCACTTTTCTGCATAGCGGAACAATGAATAAAAAGCATAAGCAGCACGTCAAATTTCTTTTGCCAAAGGTTTGTGATGACATGGATATGAGTAAACGAAAAGCAAAAATAAAAGTCACCGTTACCTGTGTTACACAATCTCCTATTGACAGCGAAAAAGGAACAGATTACTTGCAGGCTTATGTTAATGCTTCCATACATTCCATAAACGGAACCGGCAAAATGGTATCGTCTAATCCATCCGAAACGGATGGACGAAAAAAATGGGATACTTGTTTCCACTTTGAAACGCCATACTCCAGCTTTCAAAGTGGCGATTGGGAAATATGGCTTGAACTGCATTCGAGATATGATGTAACCGATGAGCAAGACATAGCTTATTCACTTGCTATTACCGTTGAAGATTTAACTCAAGAACTCAATCTTTATGATTCGATTGTTGCCGAAGCACAAGGAAGATTTCCTGCGGTTCAGATGGTTCGTCTTCCTGTTCGTACTTAATAAAAATGAGTGCCGCCAATGCAACGGCACTCATTTCTTATTTTCTTTTACTCTTCAAAAACTCAATGTATTCATTAACCTGTGCAAGTTCCTCCGGACTTAAATCATCTGTACCGGAGATACCCGCAGCAGTTACTCCACCAGCATTCGGGGCTTCATCAATGTACCCTGCCGCTTCCATTAAATCCTCATACGGAGTATTCAAAGCAGCCGCCAATGACCGCAACACCTGCGGGGACGGCTGCTTTCTTACGCCATCCTCTATTCGTTTTACTTCCGTATGACTGATATCTGCCGATTCCGCTACTTTACGGATAGACAAGCCCTTTTCCAGCCTGATTTTTTTGACATAGGAACCAAGTTCCGCCATTGCAATCCCTCCATATTTGATTGACTACATTCATTATACCATACCTGTAACCTAAAAGCAACGCTTTTTTCTGAAAAATCGAAAAATACTATGGACAGTGTCACTGAAAGGTGCTATAATAATGATGGAACTAAAGAGTTCCGGTGCTAACTCGCAATCCAGGCGAGTGATTTTTAAAGCATCTGTGGAACTCATAGGAACCACAAGGAGGGATGTACAAATGCGACCAAATATCGAGTTTATAAAATCCGAAATGGAGAGGCACAAATGGTCGGGAAGTCAACTTGCTATGAAAATGGGCGTTTCCAGAATGGAAGTAAGCCGTCTTTTGCGTGGTCAGAGAATTGGCGGCAAAAAGTGTATTGCGGGATTGATGAAAGCTTTCCCTGATGTGCCATTTGAAACTCTATTTTTTTTGGATTAAGTGGAACTCATGGTTTCCAAAAAACGAAAGAAGGGATAAGAACAATGCAAACGCCGGAAACAATGCCCATAAAAGCAACGCTCTTTGAACATCAAAAACAAGCCTATCTGTTTGTACGCCAAGTGCTGTGCAAACCGCACACAGGTGCAGCTTTGCTTATGCAGATGGGTTGCGGGAAAAGTCTTGTCGGGGTTGCCGTCATGGGAGCTATGTACTTAGATGCCAAAATCAACCGAGTGCTGATAGTTGCTCCGCTTTCAATTCTCTCCGTGTGGGAGGAAGAGCTGGAACGCTTCGCCGATTTCCCGTACACGGTAACAGTCCTAAAAGGCTCTTCCGCAAAGAAAAGAGACGCACTGCAATCGGCAGAAAAAGGTGATGGATTGCAAATCGTAATTGTCAATTACGAATCGTGTTGGCGGCTTGAGGACGAGCTTCTCTGCTTCGATGCTGACCTTATCATTGCAGACGAGGGTCACAAAATCAAAGAAAGCAGGACGGCACAATCCAAGGCGATGCACCGTTTTGGCGATCAGGCAAGCTACAAGTTGCTCCTCACAGGCACAGTCATTACCAACAAAGAAATTGACGTGTTTTCACAATACCGCTTTCTCAACAAGAGCGTCTTCGGCAGCAGCTTTTTCGCTTTCCGCAATCGGTATTTTGACATGACTGGCTATGGCGGGCACACTCCCGTTTTCAAAAAATGGATGAGCGAGGATTTCTTAAACCGCCTGCATTCCATAGCGTTTCGAGTGACAAAAGCAGAATGTTTAGACTTGCCCGAAATCGTGGAGGAAGTCCGTAATGTGGAACTTGAGCCGAAAGCCATGAAGCTGTACCGACAAATCGAAAAGGAGTCGTTTGCGGAACTCGCAACTTCCGAAGTATCGGCTGTAAACGTCCTCACAAAACTGCTTCGCTTATCCCAGATTACGGGCGGGCATTTGACGGACGATGAGGGCGATACAAACGCCGTCAGCACGGCAAAGCATGACGCACTCTCCGACATTATCGATTCCATCATGCAGGAGAATAAAAAACTCGTCATCATGGCTCGGTTCGTGCCGGAGATGAACGACATTCAACGGCTCTTGGAGCAAAAAGGCATCGACTACGCAGTCATCCGAGGCGGCATCAGAAACCGTGAGGAACAGGTGCATCGTTTCCAAAATGATGATACCTGCCGAGTGTTTTTGGGACAGATAGCCGCCGCAGGACTGGGGCTTACGCTTACCGCGGCATCAACAATGGTTTTTTACAGCCTTGATTATTCGATGTCAAATTTTGAACAGGCAAAGGCTCGAATACATCGTGTATCGCAGAAAAATGACTGCCTGTACATCTATCTCGTTTGTAAAGGGACGGTTGACACGAAAGTGATACGTTCCCTTCGCAATAAAACTGACCTTGCCAAAGCCCTTGTGGATGATTGGCGAAAAGGTCTCAATCCATTTACATCTTAAAGAAAGGTATGGTGATTCACGATGCAAGACGAAACAAACACAATGTACAAGCTTGCCGAAAAACTCAAGGAACTGCGTGACAAAAAGCAGGATACCGAGCAGCAGGTCAAAGACATCACAGCGGAGCTTAACGCTGTGGAGCAAGAGCTTGTAGCAATGATGACGGAAACCGAAACGCAGAACTTTACCCGTGCGGGGACGATGTTTTCTCTCAAAAACACTACCCGTGCTTCTGCAAAAGCAGGACTTAAAGAGGAGCTTTTCTCTGCTTTACGCTCCGAAGGCTACGGCGATTTGATTTACGAAACCGTCAACGCCAATAGCTTCTCTGCTTTCGTAAACGAGCAGATAACCGAAAACGGTGAGGAACTTCCCGACTGGCTTAACGGCTTGGTAAACGTCTATGAGCAGACCAAGGTGTCTGTCCGCAAATCCACAAAGAAATCTGAAAGAAAGAGGTAAAAAATTATGGCTAAGAACACTGAAATCACAACAACCAACAACGCAGGTTTTCTTGCACTGAAAAACTGCAATCTTAGCGATACACTGAACGAGGAGCTTGCAGGACTTACCGTCAGCTTTGACCGCATCAAGATTCCGTCCGGCGGCGGCACGGTATTTGAGATTCCCGGAGACAACCCGGATGAACCGGAAACCGTGAAGGAATTTTCTGCGGTGATTCTGTACCAGCACGCTCTGAATGCCTACTACAAAAACGAGTACACAGGCGGTTCCAATCCTCCCGACTGCGGCAGCTATGACGGTTTTGTTGGTGAGGGTACGCCCAGCGGTCAGTGCCGTAGCTGTCCGCTCAATCAGTACGGTTCGGGCAAGAACGGTGCAAAAGCTTGTAAGAATCGCCGCAGACTGTATCTTCTCCGTGAGGGAGATGTTTTCCCGATGATGCTCTCCTTGCCGACCGGTTCTCTTAAGGGATTTACACGCTACCTCACAAGAGTGGTTACCCGTTACGGCAGCTCCAATGCTGTGGTTACTCGCTTTACGCTCAAGAAAGCGTCAAGTACAGCGGGAATCGGATACAGTCAGGCTCAGTTCTCTGTTGACCGTCCGCTGACCGAAGATGAGTACGCTCTTATCGCTGCTATGGCGGAACAGGTTAAGGCACTCAGCCAGACGGTCGGCTATGACAATGAATCGGAAACGATAACCGTAAATGTCAATCCGGAAACGGGAGAGGTTATGGAACCCTTAGCGTAAACCACATAAGCAAATACATCAGAAGCACACTGCGGCGGGATAATCTCGTCTCGCCGCTCTATGTGTTTCGGAAAGGAATCCAAAATGGAAAATTATCGTTCTGTAACGGATTTATCCGTAATCAAAGAACTTTTAAATAACAATCGTCCTGTGGCTTTTGACTTTGAAACTGCACCCGATGAAGCATACCGAAGTGAAGACAGAGCCGCACTCGATGCACATAAGTCGCATATCACAGGCATCAGCTTTTCTATGGAAGAAAGAATCGCCTTCTATGTACCGCTCACCCATAAAGTCGGCATCAATGCCGAAAAGCAAGAAGAGCTTTGGGCGTTTTTGAAAGAGGCGGTTTTTGAAAATACAAGCCGTGTAAAAATCGCCCATAACCTCGCCTTTGAAGCAATGTTTCTGTATGCAAAGGGCATTGTGGTACAGGCTCCGTGCTACGACACCATCGCCGCCGCACAGCTTACTTTGAAATCTCAGTGGGAGTTTCGCAATTTGCATGACAGTGGCTTGAAGTTCCTTGCGACTTCGCTCTTTGGTGCGGATATGCCATCATTTTCTACCGTTACAAACGGCAGACACTTTGACGAAATGAATCCGCAAGAACAGGAAACCATCCGCTACGCCTGTGCCGATTCGGATTATACCTTGCGGTTTTATTATAAATTCAACGCTTGGTTTGGTAAATATCTCCCTGCTCATCGCACTATCACCGAGGAGCTGGAATCGCCGACCGCTGTCTATTGCGGCATGATGAAGTACAACGGTGTACCGATTGACCGTGGACTTATGCTCTCTCGCCAAAAAGAAGCCGATGCAAAAATCTCCGAGATTAAGAAAGAAATCAACCAAATGACGGGCGGCGTAAATATCGGAGCTAACGCTTCCACTTCCGCTTTTAAGCAGTATCTCTTTGGAACACTCGGCTTGCCTGTGATGAAAACAACGGAGAAAAATCAGACTGCGGCGGACGATGCGACCATGCAGATGTTAAAGGAATGGTGTGCAAAAAATAAGCCGGAGCTTGTAAGGCTCTTTGAACTCGTGCAGGAATACCGCAAGTGGGGCAAGCTTAAAAGCACCTACATTGACGGCTATCTCGCTCATGTTAATTTCGCAACGGGCAGAATACATCCTGACCTCATGCCGCTTGGAACTGAGACAGGGAGATTTGCAGCAAGAAATCCAAACTTGCAAAATTGCCCGCGTAAAACCAACGACCCCATCGGTATCCGAAACTTTATCGCTGTCGCTCCGGGTAATGTGCTAATGTCACTCGATTTTTCACAGATTGAACTTCGTGTCGGTGCGTTTTACTGCCGTGACCCGAAAATGCTGGAAACCTACCGCACAGGCGGAGATATTCACGCAAGCACCACAAGCGTTATTTTTGGTGTGAGCTATGAGGAAGCACAGGACAAACACTCAAAGGATTACAAGGAGCATCGCACCATAGCGAAAAACTGCAATTTCGGAGTGTTCTACGGTCTGTTCCCGAAAGGGCTTCAGACCACTCTCCGATTCAAGGCGGGACTTGATACACCAATCGAACGCTGCCAAGAGATTATCCGCAATCTGAAAGCCGGATATTCGGGACTAACTTTGTGGCAGGATGAAACCAAAAGACGTGCCGCTCAGACCTGTTATGCCGAAACACGGCTCGGCAGACGGCGTTATCTCATTGGTATGCTATCCGATGACTGGAGCAAGAAGTCCTTTGCGGAGAGGTGTGCATTAAACACGCCGATTCAAGGCACTGCTGCCGATATTCTGAAAGCCGCCTGCGGACGGATTGTTTCGGGTATGCGGGAACGTCCATGGCTGAAACCATTTTTACAAATTCATGATGAGCTTGTTTTTGAACTGCCCGAAGACAAAGTACTGGAAGCACAGACTTTTATCAAAGAATGTATGGAAGCGAAGCCGTATCCCGAATTTGATGTGCCGATTATCGCTGAAGCGTCTGTAGGACCGAGGTTCGGGAAAATGACAGAATGGGAGGACTATATCAATGAAACAAACTGATTGCCATAAATGCAAATATGGAGACATCAGCGACAAGCCGAGGACACTTACACTCGGGAATACGGTGATTCACCAAAACGGCGGCGTAATTTGTCGCTGCCCAAAGGCAGGGACAATCTCGTTTGATGGGGATTCGTTTCGTTGTTCTTCCTTTGCGGAGCGTTCGGGAGGTGACGGCAATGTCGATTAGCATCAGGAATTCCGAAGGGTATCTGGATTTAACTGCATACCACGCTCTCTGCCGCATTGAACGGGAAGAGAAAGGCAAAAGCCGCAGAAAATATATGCCGAAGGTATATATCATCTCGCCGTTTGCCGGAGATGTCGAAAGAAATACAGCCAACGCACGCAGATACTGTTTCTTTGCCGTAAAGCAAGGCTACATTCCATTTGCTGCTCACCTGTTCTTTCCACAAATATTGAACGATTGCAATCCCACCGAAAGACAACTCGGTCTTTTTATGGGCATGGTGTATCTGGACGGCTGCCGGGAGGCCTGGGTATTCGGCGAGCGGATTTCAAGCGGCATGGCGGCAGAGATTGCAAGAGCCGAGAAACGGAATATCAAGCTCAGATATTTTACCGAAAATTGCGAGGAGGTGTAACGGCTTATGTTCCCAAAAGAGCTGTGTGACAAGAAACAATGGGTGTGCTGGCGTTTAGAGCCTGACCCGGACGGTGGCAAGCCGAGAAAGGTTCCGTACAATGCAGTTACGGGATATAAGGCACAGTCCAACAATCCGAAGTCGTGGTCAGACTATGCGACCGCCGTGGATGCACTGGAACGTTACGGATATACAGGCATCGGATATATGTTCGTGAAATCCGATAACATCGTGGGCGTGGACATCGACCACTGCTATAATCCCGAAACAGGCGAGTTTAATGAGATTGCTACAGCAATTCTCGCAAAACAGCCTACCTATGCGGAGTTCTCCCCATCGGGTGACGGTGTACATCTGTATTTCAAAGGCGAACAGCCGTCCGGCAGCAGTAAAAATAGTGATAATGGCGTGGAAATGTATAACGCAGGACGCTATTTTACGGTAACGGGAAAGCAGCTCCCCTCTGCTCCCGATATCATTGCCGAAGGTACGGATACGCTTGCATGGATTCATGCGACCTATATACAGAAACCGAAAAAACAGAAAGCAAAGAAAAAATCAGTCGCTATTCCAACAGAAATGACCGATGAGGAGCTTCTCGAAAAAGCGAAATCTTCTGATGACAGTGAGGCGTTCACGGCACTCCTTGAGGGCAACTGGCAGGGTGCGTTTCCAAGTCAGTCCGAAGCGGATATGGCGTTTTGCCGTAAGCTGGCGTTCTGGTCAGGCAAAAACAAGGAGCAAATGAATCGTATTTTCAAATCATCGGGATTGTATCGGCAGAAATGGAACGAAAAGCATCATGCAAGCGGTGCTACCTACGGAGAGGAAACCTTGGATAAGGCAATTGAATCGACAGAGAACGTCTATTCTCCCAGCGGGGATTCTCCCATCTTCGAGTTTCAGGGCAGATACTGGAGGGTAAAGGGTGAGAATACGTATCCCATCACAAATTTTATCATGCAGCCCGTGGAGATGATTGTATCCGATGACGAAACACAACTGACTGCAGACTTGGTGACAGTACGTGGGGAAACTTTCCGTCTTACGTTTTTGACCACGGATTTTGCCAATCAGCAGAAGTTCAAAAACCTCTTAAACAAGAACACGATTGCTTTGACTTACCTCGGCGGTGACGGCGATTTGGAGCTTCTCAAAGGCTATGTTTCGGAGCTTAATTGGGTAAAAAAAGTCGGTGTGAAAGCGATGGGAATCTACGAATACGGCGGCAGACTAGTCTTTGTTTCCAAGGACGGTGCTATCGAAAACGGCGGTTTAGAGGTTGCGGACATCGTGCAGCTTGACAAGTACAAGAGCATTGACAGCAATATTCTCGGCTGTGATGTGCTGAAAAAAGAGATGCTTTGCGACATTGGGCATTGGCTGATGGGCTACAACGAGCCTGCGAAAGCAATCTCCATTCTTGCTTGGGCGGCAGGGTGTTTTGTCAAAGAGCATCTCAGACTTTCGGGCATAAAGTTTCCGCATTTATTTTTGATTGGTGAGGCAGGCAGCGGAAAATCTACGACCTTGGAGCGTGTACTGCTGCCGCTGTTTTCAAGCAGTCGGGTGACGGCAGCTACACAGGTGACAGCATTTACGCTGATGAAAGAGTCTGCTTCGTCAAATACAATTCCTCTGCCTTTGGATGAGTTTAAGCCGTCAAAAATGGATAAAACAAAGCTCTCGACACTGTATAACCACTTCCGTGACAGCTATGACGGACATGAGGGCATGCGTGGGCGTGCGGATTTATCAGTTGTGACCTATGATCTGCTTGCTCCGCTCATTGTTGCCGGAGAAGAATCGGCAGATGAGACGGCGATTCGGGAACGTAGCATCGAGCTGCTATTCTCGAAAAAAGATTTGAAATCTATGGAACACAGAACGGCATTCAATCGGATTCTGGGCAATGAGATGTTGCTGAATGACCTTGGCAGGACGCTTTTGAATACAGCGTTAAAGATTACTCCGAGCGATGCTGCCAAATGGTACAAGGAAGGCACGGCGAAATTTAATCCCGATTTGCCGTGCCGTATTATATCGAACCTGTCCTGCTGTTACGCAGGGCTGAAGCTCTTGGAGCATATGTGTACAGACTACGGCTTTGCATGGGATACGGTGTTCCCTTACACGCAGGAAATCTGTGTAAAGTACATGGAGTTTGCGGCGAAGGACTATCTTCTTGACGGCGATACCAGCAACAAGAGCGTAGTGGAACAGACCTTTGAGGTCATGGCAAGAATGAAGCTGGATCCGAAAACTGTGTACTGTATTGAAGGCGGAAAGCTCTATCTTTGGCTGACGCAGATTTATGACCTTTATACAAAGTACCGCAAGGATTATGCAGTGGTCGGTGAAACGTTGACCTATGCACAGTTCAAAAAACAGCTTCAGCACACCGAGTATTTTATCGCAAGCAATGAGCAAAAACGCATCGGCACAGAAAATCACAGATGTTGGGTAGTCGACTATGAATTGCTTGCAAAACGCTGTGATGTTACCGGTTTTGAAGTCACAGACATACAACCTCTTATGTAACTTGTAACTTCTGTAACTTCATATAGATAGAGAGACAACGTTCAGAGATTCCTCGTGCGTATAAAAAAATTTTTATATTATTTTTTTATGGTCGTCTCCCTATTTTCGAAGGTTACGAAGTTACAAGTTACAAAAATAGTGTGGAGGGAAAAGCAATGTTAGAAAAAGACATCGTGAAATCCATCATGAAATATTTGAAGACCGTGCCGCACTGCTTCTGCTGGAAAGAACATGGCGGGATGTACGGCACGGCGGGGATTCCCGATATTATAGCCTGTGTAGATGGCAGGTTTTATGCCTTTGAGGTAAAAACCGAAACGGGCAAAGCGACAGAGCTTCAGAAAGCGACCATCCGTAAAATCCAAAGAGCCGGCGGCATGGCGGTTATCGTCCGCTCCGTTTCCGAGGTGCGTGCTGTCTTGGACGGCACTCCGCAATGAATCATGAAAACAATGCTTCATGTAAGTTGAGATAGATGCTTCGATGCTTCTCCGCTCCAATGCGAAAAATTTATTTTTTTGGAGGTGCGAGATGTATTCATACAAAACACCAGCTGCTCCTGCAAGACAGGAAGACAGCTACACAGAACTGGCAAAGGCTATCGTCTTACAGGCTGTGCATGACTATCGGTCAACCCTCAATTTGAACAGAAAGAATCCCAACAACAGAAAAGCACTGTCGGAAGCTATGGAGTATGAACGCTTCTTTCGCTCAGGGTGGTATATGCTTCTTACAAATCTTGATGGAGATTTATTGATTGACAAACTGCGTGAGGAGACAAGGTCAAAATGACAACACAGGAATATTTGAGTATGCCGGACGAGCTGCACAAAAAAATCGTATCTGATGTTAGAAAACTTGAAAGCTACAAGGACTTAGCATCAAGTATATCTTCTCCGCAGTTTGGGGAAAAAGTGCAGGGAACGCATTCTACCGATGCACCATTTGTACATTATCTCAGTAAAATCGATGCCCTTGAGAAAGAAATCTCCGTGGAAAAACAGAAACTTGAGGAGCTGAAAGTCACGATAGATGCACAGATTGATTTGCTGGATTCCGAAAAAGAACAATGTGTACTGAGGTATCGGTATTTGATGTTTATGCGTATGTCAAGGATTGCTGCTGAAATGCACTATTCAAAACGCCGGGTACAGCAAATCCATGCAGCAGCACTAAAAAACTTTGAAAGATTTCACCCCATTTCACCCCCATTTCATCTTTAATTCACCCCCTTAATGTTGCTATACTGTATACTAGGAAAACAGGATAAAAACAAGCCTTCGTGGGAGCAATTCCGTGAAGGCTTTTCTTATGCCCATAAGGAGGTGCAGCGTATGCCACAAAAACCGAAAACACCCTGTAAACATCCCGGCTGCCCTGCCCTAGTCGATGTCGGAAAGAATTACTGCGACAAGCACAAACCATTGCATCCGGAACGTCCCGCTCCGGCAAAACGTGGCTACAACTCTCGTTGGCGTAAGGTTCGAGCCGCTTATCTCCGCAAGCATCCGCTGTGCGTCAAGTGCCTTGCCAAGGGACGTTACGTGCAAGCGACCGTAGTAGACCACATCGTTCCGCACCGTGGTGACCCTGCACTACTCTGGAACGAGAACAACTTCCAAGCCCTTTGCAAGCCCTGTCACGACAAGAAGACCGGTCTGGAAGACACGCATCCGGTCTATCATTACTAAATTGTGAATGAACCGCATGGCATCCACTGCGGTTCTGTGTTGTGATGCCCTTTTCGTTGACGGGAGGGGGTATATGAATCATTTGTGTACATTCCATGAATACCGGTGCTGCCCTTCGTGTGCAACTTTGCGAAATCAAACGCCAAAAAATTATTTTATCAAATGAGGTGAAGCCAATGGCAAAAGACGGTACAAACCGTGGTGGATTCCGAGTCGGTGCAGGTCGGAAGCCCAAGGCAATTACAGAAAAAATCGAATCCGGAAATCCCGGCGGCAGACCGCTGACTGTGGTTTCGTTGGATAGTCAGGCTTCGGAGCTGCAAGGCGAAGATATGCCGCCGGTTCGTGAATACATGAAATCGAAACAAAAAGACGGCTCCGTGCTGTATGCAGAAGAAATCTATAACGAAACATGGGAATGGCTGAAGAAATACGGCTGCGAGCATCTGGTTCTACAGGAAATTCTCGAACATTTCTCCATGACTTGTGCAAGATTGATTCACTGCGAAGAAGCAATTTCCGAATACGGCTACCTGATGAAAAAGGCGAACGGTTCTCCGGCGACTTCGCCTTATGTGACGATGAGCCACGAATATCGCAAGCAAGCGAATCAGTTGTATTACCAAATTTATCAGGTAATCAAGGAAAATAGCTCCGTGGAAGTAAATAATTTGACTTCTACCAATGATGTGATGGAGCAGCTTTTACGCTCTAAGCTCTAATACCAAAAAACCGCTGTCACAGGCGGTTATTTTTATGGGAGGTATCATGAAAGCACGAACTTACAAACCGGAATCGGAAGTCCCATTCTGGAAAGAATTGAAAAAGTCTCGTCCTTATTTGACCAAGCAGCAATACTGCACGTTAAAAGGACAAGCTGTGAAAGGCAAAGTCAGAGACGCTCGAAAGGGCTTGCAGAAAATTTTGTACAGGAGGAATGGATGATGCAGACAACGAAAGATTTTCAACTGATTTCTGTGGAGAAGTTGATTCCATATGTGAACAATGCCAGAACGCATTCCAAGGAACAGATTTTGAAGCTGCGTTCCTCGCTGCGGGAATTTGGATTCATCAATCCGATTTTGATTGACCGCAATTACAACGTTCTGGCAGGACATGGAAGGCTGATGGCTGCTAAAGAAGAAGGTATTTCCGAAGTGCCCTGCGTGTATGTCGACCATCTGACCGAAGCTCAGAAGAAAGCATATGTGCTTGCGGACAATCGCATGGCGTTGGATGCCGGATGGGATGAGGAACTGCTCTCTGTCGAGATGTCGGAGTTGCAGGAGTTGGGCTTTGATTTGGAGCTTACCGGTTTTGATGAGAAGGAAATTGCAGACCTGTTTGCAACAGATGACGAAGCAAAAGAAGATGATTTTGACGTTGATAAAGCATCGGAACTTCCACCATTTGTAGAATCGAACGACATTTGGCTGCTTGGGAGACATCGGCTAATGTGCGGCGATTCCACAAAAGCTGAGGATGTACAGAAGCTGATGGATGGCAAAAAAGCGAATCTCTGCATCACAGACCCGCCGTATGGAATCGCAATCGGAACCGGTGCGGCATACCAAAATGCAAAAACCGACCGCACCATCATGAACGACAATCTGCCGGATGATGAATTTATCGATTTTCTCGTGAAAGCATTTTGCAACATGAAAAACAGTTTAATTCCCGGCGGTGTATTTTACATCTGGTACGCTTCCAGCAAAAGCCTTGTTTTCCTGAAAGCTCTGGAGCAAGCAGAGCTTACCATGCGGCAGAATCTCATCTGGGAAAAAGACCGATTTACCTTGGGACGGCAGGATTATCAGTGGTCATTCGAGCCCTGTATCTACAGTTGGGCAGAAGGTGCAGCCCATAAATTTTTTAACGACCGAAAGCAATCCACTGTGCTTCATTTTGACAGGCCGAAAGCGTCTAAGCTGCACAGCACCATGAAACCGCTTCCGCTGATTGGCTATCAGATGAAAAATTCTTCACAGGAAAATGGCATCGTGTTAGACTTGTTCGGAGGCAGCGGCACAACGCTAATTGCTTCTGAGCAGTTGAACCGTATCTGCCATACAATGGAACTTGACCAGAAATATGCTTCTGCCATCGTCAGACGCTACGTTGCCTTAAAAGGCGGTTCAAATTCAGATGTATTTGTTTTGCGAAACGGCGAAAAGCTGCCTTGCAGTGCGGTGCATGATTTCACTGCGGAGGAGTTGGATATTACAGATGGCAGCGTGGATGATGTGCAGAGAAGTGACCGCAACCCATGAGAATCGACCGCATCTGGGCAATGCCCAATAAATGGACATTTCAGATTCCGCCAATTGCAGCTTTGCTGAAAGAAGAGATGACAGGCGGCATTTGGATTGACCCATTTGCCGGAAAAAGCAGTCCTGCACATATCAAAAATGATTTGAATCCGAAGTGTTCCGCTGCGTATCACATGGATGCTTTGGAATTTTTGAAGCTCTTCGATAACGATTCTGCTGATGGCATTTTGTATGACCCGCCATATTCTCCTCGACAGGTGAGAGAATGTTATGATAATATTGACGGCAATATCAAGTGGGATGGCAAAGTGAATTTCTGGAGTGATACCAAAAATGAAATTGCAAGGATATTAAAGCCAAACGGAAAAGCAATTTGCTTCGGCTGGAACAGCATGGGCATTGGCAAGACAAGAGGATTTGCAATGAATCGTATTCTGCTTGTTCCGCACGGCGGTTCTCGAAATGATACCATTTGCACCGTTGGAATAAAAAGAGGTAATACATGAAACATAATACATTAACCCTCGGCAGTCTTTTTTCAGGCTCCGGAGCATTTGAACTCGCCGGATTGCTGGCAGGAATTCAGCCCATCTGGTCTTCAGAAGTTGCACCGTTTCCGATTCGAGTCACCACAAAACGGATGCCATTTGTAAAGCATTATGGCGATATTTCAAAATTGAATGGGGGTGATCTTGAGGCTGTCGATATTATCACATTCGGCAGTCCTTAGCTTTGTCAAGATTTATCAATTGCCGGAAAACGCACCGGCTTACACGGTTCTCGCTCCGGATTGTTTTTTCACGCAATCCGAATCATCAAAGAAATGAGAGATGCAACAAATGGAAAATATCCAAAATTCGCAGTCATGGAGAATGTCTCAGGAATCCTCTCAAGCTCCGGCGGTGAAGATTTCCGCTGCGTCCTTGAAGCGTTCTGCCGGATTAAAAATGAAACCATTACAATTCCTCGACCTGCGAAATGGACAGGGGCAGGACAGATTTTGGGAGACGATTTTTCCTTTGCATGGAGAATTATCGATGCCCAATACTTCGGAGTCGCCCAGAGACGCAGACGCTTGTTTCTTGTCGCAGATTTTACAGGTGAATGTGCCGGAAAAATATTATTTGAGTCCGAAGGCTTGTCAAGGTATTCTCCGCAGAGCTTCCGAACGTGGCAAGCAGCTGCCGGATATTTTGCGGATAGCGTTGGAACGTCAAGCTCATATTGTTTGATGGATCAAGGTGGCATTCGCATGGACGTTTCGCTGAATAAAACCGGAACACTCCGTGCTCAGGCAAATCATCCGCCTTGCGTTTTGGCGGAAGATGTACCAAAAACACTGAAGATTCGTTCCGGCTGTGAAGGTGGTGGAAAAGGTGCTTTGATTCAAGAAAACATTTCCGCTACGCTCGCCACCAACAACGACCAGACGCTGTTCGTCCCGAAAGCCTACGGTGTATGTGCCAGGCATAGCAACTCCATGCTGTCGGATAATCCGAATAGCGGGTTTTACGAAGCTCAGACTTCCCGAACTATCGACACATCCAATCAGTCACCGGATAAGAATCAAGGTGGCATAATTGTGCTGGAAGGCAATGGAAGCAGACCTTCTCATCGAGGTGACGGATACAAAGAATCCGAAACTATGTATACGTTAAATACCGTAGAAACGCACGCTATTTGCACCGAATATCTGGTTCGCCGACTGACTCCGCAGGAATGTGCTTTGTTGCAAGGTCTGCCGCCTTGGTGGTGCGAAAATTTGGAAATGGACAAGCCTACTGAAGACGAAATTACATACTGGCAAAGCGTCTGGAACGAATGGAACGCTTTGAACGGCAAACAGCCGAAGTCCCGAAATCAGGTCGTGAAATGGCTGCAAAATCCGCATTCTGATGCTGCGGAATACATGATGTACGGCAACGCCATCTGCATGAGCTGCGGATTTTTCGTCCTCTCCGGCATCGCCTATTTTGCAGAAAATCCGGACGTGTAAAAAGCACAAATCCAACCTCTAAAACCGCCGAATTTTCGGTAGGTTTAGCCGCTTGCATTGTGAGAAAAACAGAGGTAATATCGTAGTAATCCGAAAGGAAAAAACGAAACAGGAGGACGAGAATATGACCATTTTCTACAATTGCACCGGCACTCGCCGAAAGGAGCTTGTGACTGCCATCAGCGAAATCACCGGTGCAAAAGCGGAGTACCAGTTCATGCCAACCCAAGCCTATCAAATCGATTATTTCACAGTCGATAAAGACGGCAACCTTAGCTTTGACGACCGTGCCGACAGCGAGGAGATTGAATTTTTGATTGAGGAATTGCACCAACGTGGCTTTGTTGCGGAAAGCCCAAATCTGCTAACCATCGAGCTGCCAGAGGAGATGTTTGATGAAACGACTTTTGCCAACCTTGACCGCATTCTGGAAAATCGCCATGATTTAATCTGCCATGCTTTGCAGACAGATTCTTTGGCATATGAAAAGTCGGACGGCAAGGTGAAATTCCCTTGGTTCACCACAGGAGAACCGGAGGATGCCGAGGCGTACAGCCAATTCGTCACGGCATTGTGCAAAATGGCGAAAGAGCAAAAACGCATCAATCACAAGCCCTGCACCACCGACAACGAAAAATTCTCCTTCCGTTGCTTTTTAATCCGATTAGGCTTTGTCGGGAAAGAATTTTGGCAAACCAGAAAAGTATTGCTCCGGCATTTGACCGGCAGCTCCGCCTACCGCTTCGGCAATCCAAAAGGAGGTACTTCTGATGAAAACGCCCAGTCTGCAGGAGCTTGAACAGCTTCGGAAAAGATACCCTACCGGCACGAAAATTCGCCTTATCGCCATGACCGACCCGCAAGCTCCGCCACCCGGAACGGTCGGCAAGGTGCAGTTTGTTGATGATATTGGCGACATTCATGTCGCTTGGCAGAATGGTTCTTCCCTTGCCTTGATTCCCGGCGTGGATGCTTTTGAGGTGCTCTAATTTCAACCGATTAGGCAGCCGAAATTTATGAGAGACGCTCCTTCATTTTATCTAAGTATACCATAAAATAGCAACGATTGCAAGGGTGTAATCTACACAAATAGCCCGCCGATATACAGCCGATTTTTCTCCGATTTAGCCGCTTGATAGTCCTCCGAACGTATGGTAATATACGATACAACGGAACGGCAGAAAGCCGAAAAACTACCGAAAATACGGAGGAAAATCAAATGAACGCAAAAACCGAACAGCAGATTGCAAACCTGAAAACCCAGACGATTGGCGTGGAAATCGAGATGAACCACATCACCAGAAAGAACGCTGCAAAGCTCGCAGCCGACTTTTTTGGAACAGGACGCTACGAGGACACGGCACACCGAAACGGCTACTACACTTGGTCAGCTTGGGATGCCGAGGGACGGGAATGGAAATTCCAAAGGGACGTTAGCATTGCCGGAGCTGACAGTGAAAAGTGCGAATTGGTAACGCCGATTCTGCACTACGAGGACATTGAAATCTTGCAGGAACTGGTACGCCGGTTGCGGAAAGCCGGAGCAATTTCCCACGCCGGAGTTGGTGCAGGCGTTCACATCCACATCGGAGCGAATGGGCACACACCGCAAACCCTGCGAAATCTCGCCAACATCATGGCAAGCCACGAATCCTTGCTTGCCGAGGCTTTGAAACTCGATACCAATCGGATGCGACATTATTGCCGAACGATTGACCCGAACTTTTTGGAGCAAGTCAATCGGAAAAAACCTCGCACGATGGCACAATTCGCCGACATCTGGTACACCTCGCAAGGACAGGATTACGGCAGAAATCAACACTACAACAACAGCCGATACCATATGTTAAACTACCATGCGACCTTTACCAAAGGCACGATTGAGTTTCGATTGTTCCAATTCGACCGACCGGAAAACGGCAAAAAGAACGGCTTGCACGCAGGACAGCTTAAGAGCTACATTCAGCTTTGCTTGGCACTTTCAGAACTCGCAAAGGAGCTGCGAACGGCAAGCCCAAAACCCCAGCAGCACGAGAATCCGAAATTCGCCATGCGAACATGGCTGATTCGGCTGGGATTGGTTGGCGAGGAATTCGCCACCGCCAGAAACTTTCTCACCAAAAACCTCTCCGGCAACTCCGCATGGAGATTCGGCAACTAAGAGACATAGCCTTATGCCTCCCCATTCGACCGCTTCGGCGGTCTTGTGGTGGTAGAAGGGTAAGCCTCTAGAGGCGAAAACAAAGCCTTTCGGAAAGGATTTTTTCTATGAAACGATTTTATATCGCCTACGGTTCGAACCTCAATGTTCGGCAAATGCGGATGCGTTGTCCGGATGCAGTAATCATCGGGACGGCATTCATTCCCGATTATCGCTTGCTGTTCAAGGGCAGCAAGTCCGGCAACTACCTCACCATCGAACCGCATTCCGGCAGTCGAGTGCCTGTGGCAGTCTGGGCTGTTTCGGCACGAGATGAACGGCAATTGGATATTTACGAGGGCTTTCCGGATTTCTACTACAAGAAAGGTTTTCCGTTGGAGGTAAAGCTATCGGAAACCGGAAAAATCCGCAAGCTGACGGCGTTTGCCTACATCATGCATGAAGAGCGAAAACTTGGAATGCCAAGTTCCTTGTATCTCCAAACTTGCGGTACGGGATACCGTGACTTCGGTTTTGATTTGCAATATTTGCTGGATGCGATGGATGTCAGCCGAAAGGTGGTGCAGTAAGATGGAGAAAAAGATTTGCCCAATTTGCGGAAATCCCTACACCGGTCATCCGGCACTTTCCAGAACCGATGACAAAATGGAAATCTGTCCGGATTGTGGTATCAGACAGTCGCTGCAAAGCATCGGCATTGCACCGGAGGAACAGGAAAAAATCCTGTCGATTATCCACAGGCCGCAGTCCAATCTTGGTGCGACACTCCCTCGCTTTCGGGCAGAATCCTGCCTCAAGCTCGGTCGCCATACGGATTCTGGGGAGGAAAAGTAAATGCGTGTTTTGATAATTGAGCCAAGGAAATGTCCCCATGTTGCCGAGATTGACGATTCTTTGAAATCCATGCAAGAGATAGTCGGCGGTTATATCGAAGTCATCTGTCCATTCGAGGACAAGGTAGCGATTGTTTGCGATGAGGATGGGAAATTAAAACCCGATACGGAATGGAATCGATTGATACCGGAATGCAATGATGTCATCAAGGGTACGTTTTTCATTTGCGGAGTCGATGGCGAGGAATTCACCGACCTATCGCCGGAGCTGATAGAAAAGTATGCGAACTACTTCCGGAGCTATTTCATTCCCATCCGAATTGACGAGAACGGCAGCATTCACGTTATCGACTGATTCTTTCGGTTTCTTGCCCACAAAGCCTCCACGTTTCGGCGTGTGGGGCTTTTGCTTGTGCTGCGGAAAACTACCGCTTTGCATCAGAAAGCCAACACGTGCGAACGTGGCGACTCCGTTTTTTCTTGGTGTATCATACACAAATATCTCGCACGGATATGGCTGTATATTCTGGTACTTTAGCCGCTTGATAAGTCTCCGAAAAAGAGTTATTATGTGACACAACGGAACGGCAAAGCCGACCGAATTACGATTTTTTGGAGGAACTTATCATGAAGGAAATCAAGATTTACAACACGCTGAAGGTTGTCGCTGCATCGGATGAAACGGAGTTTTTGGTGGATGCCATGTCCTACGCAGATGAAATTGCAGAGGCAGTAGCCGAATACGATGACGGCGATTTGGCGGAGTATGCCGATGCTCGCAACGGCGACAGCTACTACAAAAAGCTGAAACGGATTCATGTTTCCGTTGAAATTTACAACCACGAGCTTTACGGCGTTGCAATCTGCACGGTGACCGATGACTGGAACGAAATCGACACGGAGCAGTTGAAAAGTTATTTGACCGGACAGTGGGCAGATGGGTTTGGCGAGGGACTGGAGCAGCAAGATGTGGCAGACTTCACCGAGTTGGAATCCTACGAGGAATACGATGAGGAGAATGACGAATTTTACGAATCCGAATGCGAGGTTTCCTACTACGTGACTGTCAGCTTTTGGCAGGATAAAAACTACCGCATTTTGACAGAAAAAGAGTTGAAAGGCTAAACTGAATGCCTACCGATTTGCCCGTAAAAGCCTCTACGTTTCGGCGTGTGGGGCTTTTGCTTGTGCTGCGGAAAACTATCGCTTTGCATCTGCAAGCCCACACGTGCGAACGTGGCGATTCCGTTTTTTCTTGGTGTATCCTACACAAATACCTCACCGAAGTACAGCCTCTTATTCTGTACATTTAGCCGCTTGCTATATTTCCGGACGTATGGTAATATACACTCAACGCAAGGGAAACCAAGCGAAAAACAAATTTTTTGGAGGAAACGAAAATGATTAGTTATGCAGAGGCACTTAGCAGAGCAAAGGCAAACAGAACCGACTGGAACGAACGGGAGCGGATTGCAAAGGCAATCATCACTTGGGTGGACAGCGAGTACGAATACGAGTTGGAAATCGAAAACGAGGGCATGGACGACACCGAATTCACCGATTGGGTGGAGAAAAACGCCGAAGAGCTTGCCAAAGAGGACGCAGCCGAAAACAGCACAACCCTTGACGAGGTTACCCGCATCGACTACGAAACGGAAACGATTGACGATGATGCCGAGTTCGAAGAGGACTACGAAGCATGGGCTGAATTTGAATGGGAATGCCAAAACGACCGATAAGCCAAAAGCCTACCACCAAAACAAAAAGCCTCGGAACGCCGAGGCTTTGGCTCGTACAGGTTTTTCGTTTCCCCCACTATGAGCTTTGGTGTATACTACACAATGAACTGCCGCGTTCTCCTCCGATTTTTCTGTTAGTTTAGCCGCTTGCTATTCCTCCGGTTGTATTGTAATATGGGTACAACGGAACGGGAAATACACCGACCGAATTCAATTTTACGGAGGAATATTTATGTGGCACGAAGGATGCATTGCAGTCAATGGGATTGCTTTTCACTACCAAGCAAAGGTTTATGACGTAGGCAGTATTTACGGTATCCGGCAAGGACGAATTTCCAAGCTGACGTTGAAACAAGACGGCGAGGTTGTTCTGAATTACGACCGAGGCTGGGATGTAAAACCTACAACACCGGAAGCTGAAATAGCCTTGGAAATCCTGATATACGATTATGCATAATTACAAAAACTAACCCCCTACCCTGCACGGAGCCGAAAGGCTCTGTTGCTCGTTCATATCTATTTTGGCATCCGTAAGGGTGCTTTTTTATTGCATTTGACTGGAGGTATGGCTTATGAAAGAACAAAATTGGAGTTACAAGCCCTCCCGATTCATGCTGCCTACCTCGCATTACGACCAGCAGAAAGCAGACATGGCAGTCCTTTTTGTGGAGCAACTCAAACACACGAAGGGAATATGGGCTGGAAAACCGTTTCTCCTTCTTCCGTGGGAGGAACAAATTATTCGGGATTTATTCGGGATTGTAAAACAAGACGGCACAAGGCAATTTCACGAAGCATATATCGAATGCGGGAAGAAAAGCGGGAAGAGCGAGCTTGCAGCAGCCATTGCCTTGCTGCTTTTGTATCTGGATAATGAACCATCTGCCGAAATTTATGGTGCTGCCGGTGATCGAAACCAAGCCAGCCTTGTTTTCGATGTCGCATTGCAATTTGTTGTAAACTGCCCTGCACTCATGAAACGCTCCAAAGTTTCCAAGGCATCAAAGCAGATTTTCAACAAAACCAATAACGGCGTTTACAGAGTCGTCAGTGCCGAAGTTGGCACAAAAGCCGGTGTCAATGCCAGCGGCGTTATTTTTGACGAGGTATTCAATCAGCCCGATGAACGGCTTTATCAGATTTTGACTCGTGGTTCCGGCGATGCCAGACAAAACAGTTTGATTCTCAGCATTACAACTGCCGGATTTGATTTGAACAGCTTTTGTTATACCACATTGCATACAAAAGCGTTGAATATTCTCAAAGGCAAAGCGGTCAATCCCACGTTTTATCCGGTTATCTACACATTGGAAGAAGGCGATGATTGGCAGAAGGAGGAAAGCTGGTACAAAGCAAATCCGTCTCTCGGCATTACCGTTCCAATCGAACGCTTTCGGGAAGCTTATCAAATTGCCTTGGAAAATCCGGCAGAGGAAAACTATTTCAAAACCTATCGTTTGAATACATGGGGCAGCAACGAGACTTCTTGGCTTCCGGATAATGTTTTTATGAAAGGAAATCTGCCTATCGATTTATCTTCCCTTCGTGGCAGAAGCTGCTATGCCGGATTGGATTTGTCCAGTACCACAGATATTTCCGCACTGGTTCTGCTTTTTCCGCCGGAAAGCGAAGACGATTGCTACTATGTCCTGCCATATTTTTGGCTTCCGGAAGATACGATTCAAACTCGATTTCGTCATGCCGGTGTGCAATATCCTACATGGAAAAAGCAAGGCTACCTATATGCCACGCCGGGAAATGTGGTGGATTACGCATATATCCGTTCGGAAATCAATCGGCTTGGTACGCTTTACAACATTCTGGAAATCGGAGCTGACCCATGGAATGCAACACAGCTTTTGACGGAATTGTCGCAAGACGGCTTTACCGTTATTTCTATTCGCCAAAATTATGCCATGCTCAGCCCACCGACAAAGGAATTTTACAAGCTGATGCTGGAAGGAAAGCTCATTCACGGCGGCAATCCGGTTCTCCGCTGGATGGCTTCCAATGTCATTGTGGAAACAGATTCTGCCGGAAACATCAAGCCCAGCAAAAAGCGGGCAAAAGAAAAAATTGACGGCATCGTTGCAAGTATTATGGCATTAGACCGCTGTATTCGGAATCAAGGGGTGCAGGAAGAGAGCGTCTATGATTCCAGAGACCTACTGATTCTGTAAAGTATACTATTTGAATAGGAGCGTGACGCAATGCGTATTTTCAGCGGACTTTTCAAGTCCAGAGACCATCCCAAAAACAGCTACGACAGCCCATCCTACACCTACTTTTTCGGTCGTTCCAACAGCGGAAAACGAGTCAGCGACCGAACCGCTCTACAGCATACTGCCGTGTATGCCTGTGTTCGAGTGTTGTCAGAAGCAATCGCACAGCTTCCCTTGCACGTCTATCGATACACGGAAAACGGAAAAGAGCGAGTACCCACGCATCCGCTTTTTTACTTGCTACACGACCAACCGAATCCGGAGATGACCTCTTTCGTTTTTCGAGAAACCTTGATGTCACATTTGCTGATTTACGGCAACGCCTATGCTCAGATTCTCCGCAACGGCAAAGGCGAAGTCCTCGGCTTGTATCCGTTAATGCCGGATAAAATGAAGGTCGACCGTGATGAGAAAAACCGTTTGATATATATTTACAGCCGCTATGATGAGGCAAATCCAAACTTGAAAAAGCAAGGCGATATTGTGCTGTATGCCGATGAGGTGCTGCACATCTGCGGACTTGGATTTGACGGATTAGTCGGCTATTCTCCGATTGCAATGGCGAAAAATTCTATCGGGATTTCTATCGCCTGTGAGGATTACGCCGCTTCCTTTTTTGCAAACGGAGCAAGCCCGTCCGGTGTGCTGGAACATCCGGGCGTGATTAAGAATCCGGAGCGGCTTCGAGACGCTTGGGCAAAAGCATACGGCGGACATAACTCGCACAGAGTCGCTGTGCTGGAGGAAGGCACACACTACACGCCGATTTCGATTCCAAACAATGAAGCACAATTCTTAGAAACTCGCAAGTTTCAGGTAGAAGAAATCGCTCGCCTGTACCGTGTGCCGCTGCACATGATTGGCGACTTAGACCGTGCCACGTTCAGCAACATCGAACAGATGTCACTGGAATTTGTGATGTACAGCCTTGACCCTTGGATTGTTCGATGGGAACAAGCACTGCAAAAGGCACTCTTATCGGATTCTGAAAAAGGACAGTATTTTATCAAATTTAATGTTGATGGACTTCTCAGAGGTGACTATGCCAGCAGAATGCAGGGATACAGTGTTGGTATTCAGAATGGTTTCTTATGTCCTAATGATGTAAGAGAGCTTGAAGATATGAACCTCATTCCCACAGAAAAAGGAGGCTTTACCTACATGGTTAATGGCAGTATGACACCCCTTTCGTCGGCAGGGGCGGCTTATGCAAAAAATATCGAGAAAAAGGAGGATAACGCAGAATGAAAAAATTCTGGAATTGGATGAAAAACGAGGATACAGGAGCAACAGAACTGTATTTTGAGGGACCTATCAGTGCTGAAACATGGCTCGGAGATGAAATCACTCCCGGACTCTTCAAATCGGAACTGGAGCAGCACCCCGGAGATTTGACTGTTTGGATCTGCTCCCCGGGCGGAGACGTGTTTGCTGCGAGTCAGATTTACACGATGCTTCGCAACCATAAGGGCAAAATCACAGTGAAAATCGATGCACTTGCCGCATCCGCTGCATCCGTGGTAGCAATGTCAGGTGATGAAACATTTATCAGTCCTACCGGAATGCTCATGGTGCATGATCCGGCGTGTTTTGCTTCCGGAAATAAGGCAGATATGGAAAAAGCAATCAAAATCCTCGAAGAGGTCAAGGAATCCATCATCAACGCCTACGAGCAGAAATGCCATCTCAGCCGTTCAAAAATTGCAAAAATGATGTCGGAAGAGACTTGGCTGAATGCGAAAAAGGCGTTACAGCTTGGCTTTGTGGACGGCATTCTGTTTGCAAAGGAAAAGATGCCGCAGGCTGAACCGGAAGAGGAAGAGGAAGAATCTACAGAAGAGGAATCCTCTGAAGAAGCACCCGATGAGGAAGATGATGACGAGGATGACCCCGATAAAAAAGAGAAAAAGCCGCCGAAGGACATGGTAAGCTTCAGCTACACACCTGCCCGCACAGCGGCTTCTTTTATGCAGAAGGTTTCTGCAACGCAAACAGGTACACCAATCGCCCAGCTCGATAAGAGACTGGAACTTTTAAAGTATTAATTTTAGGAGGCATGATAATATGACTATTCAGGAACTGAGAAAAAAGAGAGCCAAGGCATGGGACACGGCTCGTGATTTCCTCGACAATAAGAGAAATGCAAGCGGTGTGCTTTCCGAGGAGGACAGCAAAACCTATGACGCACTGGAAGCCGAGGTCGTGAACCTCGGCAAGGAAATCAAGCGTTTGGAACGGCAGGAACAGATTGACGCAGAGATGAGAAAGCCCACATCACAGCCGATTCTTGGTACTCCTGCAACGCCCGACAATCAGACCAAGACCGGCACTGCATCTGCGGAATACACAGCTGCATTCTGGAATAATATCCGCAACCGCAACTGGATTGATGTCAGAAATGATTTACAGGTCGGCACAGATACTGAGGGCGGCTTTCTTGTGCCAGATGAGTTCGAAAAGAAGCTCATTTCTGCACTTGAGGAGGAAAACGTATTCCGTCCACTCGCTACCAAGATTCAGACATCAAGTGGAGACCGTAAAATCCCCGTTATTACGCAGAAGGGCGAAGCAACGTGGATGGAGGAGGAAGAGGCTTATACACTCTCCGATGACGCTTTCGGACAGATTGCTCTCTCCGCTTACAAGGTCGGCACTGCTATTAAGATTTCTGAGGAACTTCTTAATGATTCTGTTTTCGACCTGCCTTCCTACATTGCAAAGGAATTTGCAAGAAGAATCGGCACAAAGGAAGAGGAAGCGTTCCTCATCGGTGACGGTAAGGGCAAGCCTACCGGCATTTTTGCTGCGACAGGCGGTGCGGAAAACGGTGCGACCACAACAGGTGCAGCTATCACTTTTGATGATGTAATCGAGCTGTTCTACTCCCTCAAGAGTCCGTATCGCAAGAAAGCTGTGTGGGTGCTGAATGAGCAGACCGTGAAGGCGCTCCGTAAAATCAAGGATAATACGGGCAATTTCATCTGGCAGCCTTCTGTCAGTGCAGGACTTCCCGACACCATCCTGAACCGCCCCTATGTGACCTCTGTATATGCTCCGACTATTGCGGCTGGTGCAAAGGCAATTGCATTCGGCGACTATTCCTATTACTGGGTGGCTGACAGACAGGGACGTTCTCTTAAGCGTCTGAATGAGCTTTTCGCTATGAACGGACAGGTCGGCTTCCTTGCTTCTCAGCGTGTGGACGGCAAGCTGATTCTGCCCGAGGCCGTAAAAACTCTTACAATCAAAAAGGCGTGATAGCATGATTACCCTTAACGAAGCCAAAAATTATCTTCGTGTCGACCATGAGGAGGATGACAAGCTCATCCTCCAACTGCTCGATACGGCAAAATCACTGGTCAAGGACGTGGGCAGAATGGATGAGGAAAAATTCACTTGTTTTGAAGATGTGACGAGAACAGCGGTATTGTTTGCACTCGGTTATCTGTATGAAAACAGAAGCAAGCCCGACTATCATGGTCTTACCATGAGCCTGCGTTCCATTCTGTTTGCACAGCGAGAGGGTGTGGTGTAATGGATTTTGATAAACTGAATCAGCGTATCGCCATTCTGGAGCATCGCACCGTGGTAGATGAAATCGGAAACCATACTTCCAAGTGGGACGAGGTTTTCTCCTGCTGGGCGAAAGTCAGCGTGAAAAGCTCTGCCGAACAAGTGAATACGGGAGTCACCAGAGAAATACAGTCCGTGTCATTCGTGGTCAGGCAGAGCCTTTTCATTCTGTCGCTGAATTCGACTACGCATAGGATTCTGTTTAGAGGTCTTACCTACAACATCAAATCCGTGCAACGTGATTATCTTCACAACAGCTACATCACCCTTGTATGTGAAGTGAGAAAGGCGGGATGCACGGATGAGTACAATTGACAGCCTTGCTGATGACATCATGGCAGGATTGCAGGAATACGTCAGCCTTGCCAACGATTCCATGAAAGAAGCGGTCAAAAAGACAGCAACCTCTGTGAAAAAAGAGATTTCCGCCAATGCGCCGAAAGATACAGGTGCTTACGGTAAAAGCTGGAAAGCTACAAAAACCTCAGAGAATAGCCATACTCTGAAAATGACGGTACATTCCAAAGACCATTACAGATTGGCACATCTTTTGGAGAAAGGTCATGCCAAACGTGGCGGCGGTCGGGTATCAGGAAAACCGCACATTGCTCCTGCGGAAGAAAACGGTGTACAGTTGCTGGAGCATTTAATTGAGGAGGCGTTGTCATGACTTACGAAGAAATCGCTGAAATGCTGGAAGAAATGGGGCTGCCCTTTGCCTATCATCATTATGCAGAAGGCGAAAGTCCCGCACCGCCTTTTTTGCTGTTCTTATCTCCCGGAGAAAATACGTTTTCGGCAGACAATTTGGCATATTTCAGTTTCAAACAGCTGGACGTGGAATTGTACACGAACCGAAAGCAGCCGGAACTGGAAGAACAGGTGGAGGCAGTGCTTGCCCAGCATGAAATTTATTACACAAAAACAGAACTATTCATTGATTCGGAAGAATTGTATGAAGTACTCTATGAGATGGAGGTTTGATCTATATGGCAATGGAGAAAAACAAGGTAAAATTCGGTCTGAACAAAGTTCACTATGCAAAAATCACCTCTTATGATGAAGAAGGTGTGCCGACTTTTGCAAAGCCGGTTCGCATTCCCGGTGCAGTGTCGCTGTCTATCGATGCAGAAGGGGAAGCATCCAATTTTTACGCTGACGATGGTGTGTACTATGTCATCAACAACAACTCTGGTTACACTGGAGATCTTGAAATCGCATTGGTTCCGCTTGAATTTGCGACAGACATTCTCGGTGAGAAGCTGGATGAAAAGGGCGTTCTCACGGAAACCAATACCGCAGAAGTATCCCAGTTTGCACTGCTGTTTGAATTCAGTGGCGATAAGAATAAAATTCGGCACTGTCTGTTCTGCTGCTCTGCCTCTCGTCCCGCCACGGAATCCGCAACGATTGAAGACGAAAAGGAAGTTAAAACGGAAACGCTATCTTTGACCGCAACGGCGTTGAACAGTGGCTTGGTAAAAACTAAAACCTGTGAGAAAACGGATGCCGAGGTTTATGAGAATTGGTATAAGGCGGTATATATGCCCAATCTGGCTGCCGCTGTACAGAGTGGTAAGGCATCCGCAGCATCTGTGAAAGCGTAAGGAGAGTGCAGTATGGCAATTCAGAAGAACATCACCATTGATGGCATTGATGTGCCGTTTAAGGCAAGTGCAGCAGTTCCAAGGCTGTATCGTCTGAAATTTCGCAGAGATATTTATCAGGACTTTGCAGCACTGCAAAAGTCTGTGGGAGAAAATACAGAGAAATCTTCCGCACTGGACATTGAAAGCCTTGAGGTATTTGAGAACATCGCCTATATCATGGCAAAACACGCTGCTCCGGAGAATGTTCCTGATAATCCGGACGACTTTCTGGAACAGTTCAACACATTCAGCATCTATGAGATTTTGCCGCAGCTGATCGATCTCTGGGGTTTGAACGTAGAAACGCAGGTCCAGTCTAAAAAAAACATCGCCCGATTGACCGACCGATGACCACACCACTATTTTTGTTGCGGTGCGTTCAGCTTGGTTTGTCAATGGGCGATTTGGATTTTTTGACCATTGGTCTGGTGAATGATATGTTCACCGAACGAGAAAATGACGATTTCAAGTATGATTCTCTGGCAACGCAGGAGGATTTTGATGCGTTTTAACCTATATGATGTGTTTCCACAGCCATTCCTGCAATTGTCGGTCATCCATTTCACCGGCTGCAATTCCGAGAATCATTTGAATCAATTCATCGTCATCATATTCCACTTCAATATGATTCAGAGAAAGAAATACAAGCATTGTATGCGTGCCGATTCTTTTATTTCCATCTACAAACGCATGATTTTTTATCAAACTGTATCCAAGACGAGCTGCTTTTTCTATGATTGTCGGATATAATTCTGCATCATCAAACGTTTGGAAAGGTGCATTCAATGCCGAATCCAGAAGTCCTTCATCACGAATTTCCGCTGAGCCGCCTGATTCCTTCACCAGTTCTTTGTGAAGCAGCATTACCTGTTCCTTTGTGAGTCGTTTCATTTGGCAAGTTCCTCATAAACAGCAGCGTTGCGTTTCATCAGTTTTTTTGAAACAGAAAGCACTTCTTCATCCGATGCCGTTTCCGCTTCTTCTGTGTCTTCAATCATTCTGACTTCATAACGGGGCTTATTATTTTTGAAAATAACGGCCGTTCCATACCGGTCTACGATTCTTGTTACCATGGAAAAATTCTGATTTGCTTCTGTCATAGAAATAATTGTGTTTGTATCTATCATCATACGAACACCTCCTTGCTCTTATTATACCATATTGTTAGGATAAATTCAACCTATTTTTTGAAAAAGGCAGGTGACCCCCATGGCAAACCGCATCAAAGGCATCACCGTAGAAATCGGCGGCGATACCACCAAGCTATCCAAAGCCCTGGAAGGTGTCAATCGGGACATCAAGGGGACACAGACACAGCTGAAAGATGTGCAGAAACTGCTGAAACTTGACCCCACCAACACCGAACTCTT